ACCAACCGACATAGATTCGGTTGTTGGTACTCGTAGTCCAGTCACAGAAACGCTGCCAGTTGTCAAATGGTTTTGTTAGTGTGGCTGTAGTCATTTATATAAGGTTAAAAAATACCTGGGATGATTTGCCCAGTAGTTATGTATGCTCCAATAGCAGCAACGAAACCAACCATGGCTAGTTGACCATTAGTTCTTTCAGCTTGCTCCATAATGAAGTTTTCTTCGTTGTTGTTCATAATTCTAGGTGGTGTTTCATTGGCAAACATATTCTGTTTACCGTATTCAGTAATTGTGGTCATTGAAATTGAAGCTAGGTGAACGGCGATGATGAACTGTCAGGTCGCCATACACTTTAGCTTGCTACCGCTTCAACTCCATCAGGACTTACTGATGATTGATTTGAGTATGGTGTGTGAAACCATTTGTCTCCAGAGGTTTTAACATAATACTTTACTGATGTACCAGCTCTAGCATGTGCAACCTTTGGATTATAATACATTGACATAATTTTAGAATTCTAAATTCTTAGATCTATCTAATTTTTCTATAACATCTTGTCTGTAGGCAGGATCGTTATCATATCTAGGATCATTCATAGCTCTAACTAATTCAGCTTGACTTCTAAATACTTCACCGCTTCTCGGTGCTTTACCAGATACCATAGTACCTTCATAGCCATTAGTATTTTCATACTGAGCTTTCAATCCACTGACTGCTAATTTAATAGCACCTACATTTCCTGTAGAAACAAGAGCATCAAAAGATTGTATATCTTCTGGAGATAAATTATCACTTGCCCAAGAAACAATCTTATTATACTCAGCTTCTCCTCCTACAGAATTCCTTACAGAATTAACTTCAGATTCATTTAAGTCAGGTACTTCAGTTTCTTGTGGTGCTTCAGCATTCTTTTGTACTTCAAGATAAGCAGAAAGTAACTCCTTACTATCCATACCACTTAACTTACCTATAGTTTCTTCTGATAACGATTGTTCATTATCCCAATATTCAGCTGCAGCTTCATTGATTAAGGTAACTGCTTCAGAATTTTCTTCAGTTTTTTCCTCTTCCTCTTGGTCTGTTTCACTGTCAGAAGATTTGGTGTCCCCAACTTCTTCGCTATCTTCAGTACCTTTGTCTCCAAGTTTTTTTTGAAGTTCGACATAAGCTCGTTCTAGTTCTTCAGCATCTTTATATTTACCTGCAAGTAGCTGACTCTCTTGTTCAGCTAACTCTTCACCAACCTTCAGAGACTCTTGTTCTTCAGCGGTGAGGTTATCTTCTGTAGTAACAGTATCTGTATCGTTTTGATATGTTAATGTTTCTGCCATAATTATTCAGTAGGTGGTTCGCCTTCTTGAGGCATTAATTGTGGATTCTTAGATGGGTCAGCTAATGGAGCACCAGCCATTTGACCAGCTTGATCTATTAAAGATTGTTGTGCTGCCAATTGTTGCTCTTGCATCATCTCTTCCTGCATCTGTTGCTCAGTCTTGACTAAGTTCAATACATCTATACCTTGTGCAGCTGCTAATCGTTTGATTGCTTCTGAAGGATTGATGAATTGCATCAATGCCTCTGGTCCTAATGTTTGTGCAATGGTAGTGATGAATGCTGTTAAGCTTTCTCTATCTTGACCACGACCTAACGCATTAACTCCAGCTACTATTTGAGGACGTACTAAGTCTTTAGGTATAGCTGGTATTTCTTTGTTACGTTGTAGTATCAAGAGAGTTCTATTTAAGTATGGTACAAGAAACTCAACTGTTAACAGTGAGAATATACCACCCAATTGCTGTTCCAATTCTAATTGTGTAAGCCTTACTTCTTCTGCAGTAGTCCTTTCAGACTGTCTGATGTTCAGTTGCATAAAGGCTTCTGCTATTCTACGCTCTAATGTTTGAGCAAGATTTGCAGCAGTAGCAAAGTCTGCTGTCTTACCAACCTGTACAACAGCAACATCGTCAGGTCTACCTTGGATGATTGCACCGTTGCCAGCTTCGGCTAGAGTCTTTGGTTTTGTAGTTGAGGATGGAGATACAAGGAAGACTACTTTAGCAGCCGCTGCAGAGCCTTCTACTAGTGCCTGAGACAGTCCTTCAAGTGACTTCAAATCACCAATGAACTCTTCGACTCTTCCTCTACCATAATCTTCACCATCTACGGTGTTGAATCGGAGAACTAACCATGGACTAGCGTTCTTTGGTGCTGTACTACGGCTATTAGGAAGTACCATATCATCAGCTTCCTGATGCCATACCCAACGTCCACTTTTGGAGTCCATCTTAACGCAAGTGTACACTTCTACGTCTTCTCCATTAGAGCTTGTCATTCCATCTTCGCCTGGGCGATTTGGTTTAGGGTTGGGCAGCTCTATACCTAACACCTTTCGACTAATTAATTCCTTTGTATATATTTCTAAAACGTTACCGTTTCCATCTCTGTTGACGACGTAACGATTCAATGGGAAATTCTTTAACCCATCTTTACCCATAAATATCAAAGCATTACCACCTACAATGAGATGTTTTAATGCTTGATGTATAACAACTCTGTCACTAGAAGCTGCGATGTAATCCATCACCATTCTTTCCATCTTGGAGAAGGATAAGTCTAGTTCACTACGGATCTCTGGTGGTATCTCTTCTCCTAACTTATCATCTCTAACTTGTAGTTTAAAGAATGTAGTTTGTGGAGGTAGCAGGGCCAACATTAGTTTTGCTGCTAACGTGACCACTGCTTTAGACCCGACTGACTGCCAAGGTGTTTTGAGTTTTCTATGGTTAGGTTTTGTAGTTAAATCGTCTGAGATTAAATAAGGTAACGTGAGTTTAGAACATTCAACTGCGGTGTCCAAGAATTGAGAACGATCCTTAGTTAAAAAGTCATATCTCTCACGTGCGTTCATTTATTAAGACCTCCAGCTGGACCTGCTGTACCTGTATTTATATCTGGTTTAAGATCAATTCTTAAAGCACTTGTACCACCTCTTGCATCTGCACCTTTAGCTTTTTTACTTTTAGCTCTTCTGACTTGAGGGTTTACGTCAGTGACTAGAGGCTCATCTTGAGGTAAAGGTGGTGCTGGTGGTGCTGGTGGTGGTGGTGGCGGTGCCAAAGGTGGTGGTGGTGGTGGACTAGGGGATCTTCCTCCGAAGCACATTAGATTTCTTCCTCCATAATAGATTTAATATATTCAATGACACTGGCTTGACCAGATCTATACATAATTGATTCGATTGATTCTTTAGGGTGAACTGGTTGCCAACTGAAATGAGATTCAAGTCTACGAATTAGTTCATCCAATCGCTCATTGTGTAGCTTAAGCGTAGCTAGGGAGATTTGTTGCTGCATGTTCAAAAAAGGCGGGCATTCTAGCTCGTTGTGTGTCAGAAAACTCTGGGGCTTTACCCTCATACATTAACCGATCACTAGCATCGAGCCAGAATTTTTTGTCCAAATATTTGTCGTAGGTATTTGTACCTAGAGGTTGGAATATCCAATTAATTGTGGCTTTCCTAAGTTTGTCCAGAGAATTACTCCACCGTAGATCCATATCAGCACATACGAGAGAATTACAGGCAACATGTATTTGCTCGTCTCTGGAGATATCTGCCGAGGTCGTCCTAAGACCAGCATCACCACAGAACCTAAAAAAAGGTAGGATAACAAAGAAGATTGCACGTTCTGCTACCAAAGCTTTTAATATTGTATGGTCAGGATGAGATTCCCAAGCATCTCTCAGCTTAAGAGCCTCATATTCTGACTGTGAATCAACACCCAAGGCATTTGTTATGTAACCAAGGGCTTGATCGTGTTTAATTTCATCTTTAACATTGGATTCTAGAAGTACTCGTGCAGAGTCGGGAACACCCTTTTCAAGTGCTTCTGTAACGAATTCGCCAACTGGTAGCTCCATATGCCGTATTGCAAGAGCACGGTAGATGGCTTCTTCGGCTCCATCTTTAAGCTTACCAGCTGTGGTTTGGACTGGTGTCCAAGTTCTCTTTCTATTGAGTAATTTAACATAAGGGTCTTTCATCATTCTTGACAATCGCAGGTTAATTCATCTTTTTGTAAAATGTCCTGCAAGTAATCGTTAACGTCGTCTTCTTCTAAAGCAGCGTATGCACTAGTTTTATCTTGTACGTTTCCCATCACCTGAAGGCTGTAGTAAAGGGAGGTTTGAGGTGAAAGTAACCACTCTTCAACGAATTCTCTGTCGTATTCTACAACATCACTCCAAGAGTTAAAGCTGTAGCCATGAAGAAGTCCCGTGTTATTTAATAATATCATGATGCCGTCAGCAACGCTTCTATATGCGTCCCAACCGACCTCACTGGCGATCTCTACATCACCATAATCAAAATGTTCTACTCCAAAGGTACCACTGTCTCTATCAACAGAACGACCTATAGGAGGTGCTATTTCAGGAGTAGATGTAAATCCATCTAAGTCCTTGCTTCTATATGAGCACGAGGCAGTAGGAGCTATAGCAAAAGCTCTTACCATGTTATGTTCACGTGCTATTTCAGCAGATAATTCTATACCTTTTTCTAATTGCTGTGCAATAACATCAGCTACTGTCTCAGGTATACCACCATTTATTCTTTTAGCTAATGCTACACCGAATTCCTTATAAGTTACCTTATATTTTCTTAGTAGATTAGCTAGACCAAGCATACCTAAACCGACTTGCCTGTCGATATCACTTGGCAAATATTCTCCAGTTGCTCCGACACCTGTCCTACTATGGAGCTCGCACAACTCGAGCATACCTTCAGTGAAACCCGTTGCGATGTCATCGATTGTACAGGCAGAGAGATTGACATGCTGTAACAAGCATGTTCCTCGTGAGGGCAAGTAAACCTCAAGACACACGTTCCCGTAGATGCGTTTTCCATTGTTATCGTATTTTATTTTGTTAAGCCAAATGTCTCCTGACTTGATCCCATGGAGGATGGCGTCTTTAGTTTTGGCATCTGTTTGATTCCAGAGTTTTCCATCAAGGTCGATGCACCTTTTGATCCAAGGGAGTTCAGATCTAGGAGCTTGCACGAACTCAATAACATCGGGATGGTCAATATCCATGTGAGCCACAATAGCCCCATTCTTGTAGACGCCACCTCTTCTAAGTGTTTCATTTAATGTAGAATAGATTTTTGCAAATGAGACTGGACCACTAGCTGTTAAGCCTTTTCCATTCTCGTGTCCTCTTGGACGTAAATTAGATAGGTGTATTGCACACCCTGCCCCATGTCTGAGTGCATGAGAAGCGAATCTCCAGCTAGCCTCAATGCCCTCTGGACCCTCCATAGAGTCTTCAACGACAAATACAGTGCAACTCACTGGAAGTCTTGATTCTGGGTTATCCAGCCATGACTGGACCCGACCAGTGCGGGAGATAAGTTCTGCGGTCATTTCAAATTAAATCTGTTAAAGTTGGTGGTTGATAATTTGGTCCTTTTAGAACCTTGCCGTCTTCTCTATATACTGGTTTACCTTCATCATCTAACTTTGACATATTACTTAAATGTACTCTGTCTAAAGCTTCATCTAATAACCAACCCATATTTTCAGCGTATTGATAGCATACATAAATTAGATCAGCTAATTCTTTTAAAGCTTCAGCTTCTATAGTAGAATTTTTTCTAAATAGCATACCTTCAGCTTCTAAGAATTCTTTAAATTCCTCTACGATCAGAGTCTTCTGATAAGAACGCTTGTCTTTCGACCTCGACGATTTTAGGTTGTACTTGGTACGAAATTCCTTGGCTTGCTCTGAAATAAAGGTTTTTTTCATTGGTGAGTTCGTTTTCTAGGTAGTGAATAGCTTTTTCTAAATCTTGTATCTTGCTATCCTTATAACCTGCCCTGCAGATATACTTGATAGCATTTCCTAAATGGAAGTTGAGTCCTTGTTCTCTAATAAAATCCCAAACATCGGTAGTACCTCGTTGGTAATACGCTGGTCCTTTGGCCATTTTGCTAATAAATTTGTGATGGAATTAGCTAATACAAAGTTCTGTTTTTGTAAAGCTAGGAAAATTGTTATTATATCTTCTTTTCTTGTTTCATCTTTAGGTAATGCTATTTCTAGCTGCCTCATTTTAAACTCTTGTTCAGTCGTTAACTTTGTAATCGGGGGTGGGGGTCCAGAGGATCGGTTCTTTTCTTTTGAAGTCATAGTCATCAGAAGTTAGTATACGAGAAAGTCTAGCATTAACTAGAGCTTCTTCTTCAGTTAAATTTTTGTCATTGAACGCTTTTAATACAGTTTTCCAACTATAACCGTGCTCTTCAAATAAAGAAGTAGCTCGTTTTACGCCAATTCCAGGTACTCCACCGTATCCATCAGTTTGATCTCCAGCTAAAGCTTGAATTAGATGCCATTTAGCACCATCTTCTTTACTGACTGTGAATACTTCATCAAAGTTATATAGTTTCCCAGGGATTTGTTTCATATCTTTATCAGGAGATACAATACAATTACCAGGAAATTTTGTACTATAAATGCCCATGGCATCATCTGCTTCAAGAGTAGGTTTGATGATTACCTTATACTCTTCCTTTAACGCATTAATAACACGTTTATATCCGCAAGGTTTCTTACGGTTCCTGTGTCCTTTATAGGACTTTTCAATTTGTTTTCTAAAGTTTTTACTATCTGAAAAGAATAGTATTATATTGGAGAATTCCCCAAATTTGTTTGAGATCTTGGTAAGTTCTCGTTTTGTAGCACCGTATGCATCGTCAAAGTTACTGGTAACGAGAATAACATCATCGCCAAAATCAACTTCAGATTCTGCTGCAGCACATGCCTTATAAACGATAAAGTCGGCATCAATTAATAATTTCATACATTAGTGGGTGTCTGCCCAAGTGAGACCACTACTGGACTCAGCTGCTATTGGGATTCGTAATTTGTAGTACTCTCCAGCTTCAGCAGCGGAAAGAACAAGAAGAGATTCGAGGTCATCAACATGTTCTGGTTTACATTCAAACTGTAACTCGTCGTGAACAAAAGCGAGCTGACTACAGCATAGATCCATCTCTTTGATATGTTCATTGGTGGTTAACATCCAACGCTTCGCCAAAATTGCTGACGATCCTTGGATTAAATAGTTTAGTGATTTGTGTTTAGAGTCTACTAATATCTTTCTTTTATCTATACCTCGGACAAAACCTTTCTCACTAGCTTTGTGTACTCCTTCCAAGAGTTTTTCAAGGCCAGGGATGGCATCAATATAAGCCTTACGGATCTCTTTGCCTTTCTTCTTAGCTTTTTCTGGGGATAATTGTTTATCATAAGATATACCTAGTTTTTGGTCTCCAGCTCCATACAAGAATGCGTAGGAAATTGTCTTGACCAGTTTTCGGGAAACGCCAATCTTGTTAGCATTTTCTTGGTGTATGTCGCCATGCAATAACACTTCTGCGTACCTACCTCCATCCCATCGTGCAAGATAATGGGCAAGCATACGAAGTTCAACCCCAGCAAGATCACTCCCGACCATGCAGAGATTAGGCGAGGCAGTGAAAAGTCTTCTAAATCGTTCATCACTAGGCACTTGTGCCAGATTCGGAGATCTATGGGCACATCTAAATGTAGCTGTTGCTACTGAACAATGGTGGTGAATTCTGTTAGACGTCGTAACAAGCTTCTGCCATGCGTTGACGCCTTCTGATATCATCCCAAGCTTTTTCGTCAGATCCAGTAGTGTCAGAAATTGAAGAGCTATATCCGTTCCAATATCTTTCAATACGGTCTCGTCTATAACCGCCTTCCCTGAATTCGTCAGTGAGGATGGTTGCCAATCGTAATGTGTGGAAAGTATCCATGCTATATGATCCCTAGAGGTGGGGTTTAGTTCTTTGAGTTTGGTGAATGAAGCATTAGCGACATAGCCTTTGGTCCGATTAGCTCGCTTAGGAGTAAATACTGGTCCGCTAACGTAAGGATACCTGTTGCGTAGTAATTTACTAGTTTCTTCATACTCTTGTCTGAGAGAAGATTCAAGTTTCCGTGCAGCGCACTCATCAAAATACCATCCATGTTGCTCCTGTTGTGTAAGAATCTGTGCTACCTGATGCTCTAACGAGACCCATTCAGGTATGGGAGGAAGTGATTCCATAGTTTTCTAGTAACTTTTACATCTTGAACACAATAGTCTTGCATCTCTTGACTCCATTCTTTCCAGTCTGTAGTTTTAGAGAAGTTTCCTTTGTATTCATTTAGCCTATAACCATAGGCTTCTAGACTGTGACGTCCGTATAATTGTAATGGCATATGATTCCACACATGCCTCTTATCTATATCGAGAAGATTCGGATGATATAAGCGAGATAGAATAAGGGTATCAATAATAATACCACGAGGGGTAAACCAAGGATAGATATTTTTAATAACAGGTATATCATAACCGATGATATTATGCCCGATAAGAATATCAGCCGTTTCCAACCATCCAAGACCCGTCGTGATAGAGTAGTTCGTACCCATCGGTAGATCTTTCGTAGGATCGGTATACGACTCATCGTTGAAGGTTTCCGTCCTTTGATCGTTTTCCCAGTGTAACGAAAGACAATGTATTCTGGTTGCTTCATTTAGAAGACCGTTTGTTTCCAGATCGAATACGATTGTCCCCACCTGTCCAGTGGTAGGTTTTATCGACGAACTTGGCTTTTTCAATTGCTTCTTTGCTAGGTGGGTTAGGCGATTTTAATATTGGTATAGCTTTATCACTTTTTCGTACACACCCATTCTCTTTGAGGGTATGTTTGTACCATGGATGTTCATACCCACCCCCTTCAAAAATCCGTGGTTGGGTTGAAAATTGGTGATTCCGTAGTTTCATAATCAGTGAATCGTGAAGTTTCTAAATCAAATTTTATTTTCCCTGCGAATCCTGTTTCACCAGAATAGCGGTTCTTAATAATTCTAAGAGTCGCAATATCTCGTTCATCTGTGGACTGTTGATTTCGTTCGAGGGCAATGACTTGATCGCTAAGTTGAGCGATGCCCGCAGATCCGCGGAGCTGGGATAAGGACACTTTACCTCCCTCTTCGTGCGAAGTCCTATCATTATTACTTCTCCGTAAGTGTGATACTAAAAATAGTGCAATACCAGTACGTTCAACTAATGACCTTAGTCTGGTCATTGTGATATCTATAGTGCGTCGTTCGTCCCCATCAAGACCACTTAATAATATACTAAGATGGTCTAGGAATATAATACGACACTCCAATCCACTGGCAAGGTATTCGATCCGATTGTAAATAATGTCCGGGTCAAAACTACCAAAGCCATCAAACAAGTAGAGATGCCAATTAGCAATGGTATTATGAAAATGTTCTTCGAGGTCGGTTCGTTCATGATCTCCAATGTGTAATGATTTACCTACAGCTGTGGACATTAATCCAAGTGCGGTTCTTCTATTTGACTCTTCAAGTGCCAAGTACCCGACCCTTTCTCCTTTGGTGAGTAAATTAACTGCAAGTTGACGACAGAACGTGGATTTTCCTTGGCCAGATCCACTAGTAATCGTTGTAAGTTCCTGATATCTAATCCCATGCAGTTTATCTTGTAACCCTTTGAATGGATAGTCATGGTCGGATGGTGGTAGTGGTGTAGTGACTAACGATTGAAGCGTTTTTCCTTCAATAATCCCATCAGGTCGGTACTCTTCAGCGTTCCAAATAGCCTTTCGTATCGCTTCAGCGTCATTAGCCTGTAACGCCTCTGACGGATCTTTGTAGGGTTCGATTCTAGCGATCTTAACCTTGCCAGCTGGGAGGACGCTAGCCGCATCCTTCGCTGCTTTACTACCTGCCTCATCGGAATCGAATAAGAGTACGATTT